TGGTTCTCACCATACAGTCCGATACTCTTGATGTCCCCGATAACCATGAAGTCTTTATTGGGGAAGCGTATCTTCTGTGCCTTAAGTGTGCCTGACCTGTCATACATGTTGGCTACCTGTACCTTCGTACCCTTGTATGTACTCAGTCCGTACTGCCAGTGCTTAGTAGTCTTCTCATTTAGTTTACGTTTACCTAGTGCTGTCACCTCAATGGGTAAGAACTCTGTGTTACTTGGTGTTGTCACTGCAATCACTCCTTCATCGTTGTCACCCTTGGTGAATGTCTGGCAAGAGAAGCAGTAGTGATTACCGTTTGCATATAAAGCATTGGCATCACTACTACCACAGTGAGAACAGGCTTCATGCCTGATGAACTCACTCTCTTCCACTGGCTACCTCACCTAGTATGTAGTCAGAGACGATACGCATCTGCTTTGCGATAGCCTTGGCTACAGGATTAGGATAGGTGAGGGTATC